ACTTTTGGTGGTGCTATTGGTAATAGCGATGATGATAGGTCTTACGTTTTTTCTTACACAGTTAATTCTGCCAATACCTGGGAATACAAAACAGTAACTATTCCAGGAGACACGACGGGAACTTGGCTTATTAACAACGGAATTGGTATTAGGGTTACTTGGTCACTAGGTACTGGACCTTCTATTTCTGAAACTGCGGGTAGCTGGTATGGTTCCGTGCGGCGCGGTGTCACTGGAGGGGTTAATTTACTTGGCACGCTAAATGCAACCTGGCAAATCACTGGCGTCCAACTAGAAGTAGGTTCCAAAAGTACCCCCTTTGAACACGAACTCTATTCTCAGACCTTGGCTAAGTGTCAGAGGTATTACCAATTACTAAGAAATGGAGCGCTGTTTGCAGGCACTACCAACGGAACTACACAAGTTGGTAGCATAGGACTTCCGTTAGCAGTTTCTATGAGAGCAGCCCCTACTGTTGCAAATGCTCAGACTTATGTTGTTTGGCACGGTACTGCTGGCAATGTAACATCTAGTAGCACGACTATGATAGTACTAGGAAGTGCAGCAAGTCCAACAATATCAACTCTTAGAGGAATAGTTAATAATTTCACTGGGCTAACCGACAATAGAGCTGCTGTTATTGGTGCTCAAGCTTCACCCATCCAACTAAACGCAGAACTATGATTTACAACTACAAAATTTGCGCTGACGCGAAAACCGAAGAAGTTATTGGAATTATTAGGCTTCTTGATGGTTCTCCAAACGCTGGGATTCCACTTGATCCTGCTAATACCGACTACCAAGAATACCTAGCCTGGCTAGCCGAAGGCAACGAACCACTACCCGCTGACTAATATGATTATTTCAGTTATTCGTCCAATTCTTTTTAAATTCCTGCAATCCGATCGTGTCAAGGCATTGATCGTTGAGATGTTGGAGAAACTTGCTGAGTCAACTGATAATGATGTTGACGACAAAGCGGTTGAATTTATTCGTAACGGGTTGTTCCCGACTAAGTAATGGACTTGGGAGAACCTTTGGTCTTCCCGCACATTACTATTCCTGAACCGTTACAACTACCGGTTCCTATATTAGAAGTACCGCAGGCGGACATACCTTCGTATACCCCGCTTGTGGTGCCTCCTAGCGACCTTAGACCCCCTCCAGGTGTAAGCACACCTAACACACAGGAAAGGGCTGCTCCAGAGCCTCCTAGGCCCCCTGTAGCGCCTATTACACTTCCTCCAATCCCACCAGAAGTCAGACAGGTAGAAATACCAGCTACTGACATTAAAATACCTGTACCTCAAACAGCCATTCTGGTGACTGCTGCAACGACAGCAACCGTTTCTGTTGCTGCCACCCTTACCGCCACTGCAATATTTAAACGGTTAGTCTCCTTAATGAAACCATTGATTAAAAAGATTCTAACCAAAAAACAAAATGCAGAAAACTAAAAACTTTGTACATGACTTTTTTAGTGAAATTGTCAAAGCATTAGTGCTTGTATGGAGTGCAGGTGTATTAACTGCTTCATACATGGGTATGTTACAAAAAATGGATCCTACGTTTGTAGCGTCTTTGCTTAGCGGAACGCTTGCTTCGTATGGTATTTCACGGATGGACAAAGACAAAAAAGAACAACCATGAAAAAACTATTTGCCTTACTTTTTCTATTGCCTGTAGCTGCTCAAGCACAATCCGTTACACCTAATTTTACACAAGGTAGTATGCAATCTACTACTACAACTACTATTGATATTGACCGTACGATTGCCACTGAAGTGTACGGTGGAGCGTATAAATCATGGTCTGGAACCAACGTAACACCCAGTGGTTCAATCGAAGATTCTTCAACAACCTTTTCAGTAACCACCGCTGGCGATCCCTTTCAACTGGAGATTACGGAAAGAGCAGCAGGTGTAATCGAAACAATCGACATCACCGAAACTATCCAACAGGTCTCCACTACTACCTCGCTGTCAGTCTTCTCACAGTAAACCCAGTTTACGCAGAAGAACCTACAGTTTCAAACAGTTCATCACCTGTAGCTGCTGCTACGGGTAACGTAACTAACCAAGCGATTCAATTCCAAAATAATGGTGCACCTAGTCGGCAACATTTTGCTGCTAATAATTCCTGTAACGGTACAACAATGACTGTTAGCCCGTTTTATACAGGTGGTGATGTACACACAGATACTTACCAACGTACTGGTAACTTTGGAATGAGTCTTAATTTTTCTGTACCGCTAGATGGTGGTATGGTTGAACAATGTAAATCTATTGCTAAACGTCACGAACAAAAGATGCGTTTGGATTATGAATTAGTTCGTGCACTTAAATGTGCTGAACTAGGTAAAGCAGGTTTTATGTTTAGACCTGGTAGTCCGTACGAAAAACTTTGTCACGACATTGTACCTATTGTAGCAATCAAATCTAACACTGGATGGTAATTATGGCTAATCGAAAAAAACAAAAAGACACTCGCTCTAATCAACGTGTGTTGATTTCTAGCGCTCAAGGTGCATACGATCAAACCGATTATAGGACTGACCAAGCTATTCTGGACCAAATGCGTTCTCAAGGCGGTCTAACGCCTAGAACTGAAGCGCAAATGCAACGCATCATTGAACGTATGCAACGCCGTAGCTGGGATTGATTTAAAAATGAAAAAGAAAGCAACTGAAGATCAGTTTAATGAACTACACAACCTCGTCACGAAAGAATTTTTGGCTAGAATTAAGTCTGGCGAAGCTTCTACACAAGATCTAAAAGCAGCTTGTGATTGGCTGAAAACTAATGATATCAGTGGTGTTGCACAAAATGGCAATGCTTTGTCTAAATTGGCAGCAGTAATGCCTGATATTGACCCAGAACTTGTACAAACTAGGCTTTATGGCACAAGGTAATACGTCTGACTACTACAAATCTAACCCTAAAGCTGCAGAAAGGCGCCGTAAACAACAACGTGCTTACAATAAAACTGCAAAAGGGTTGAAAATCCGCACAGCAGCTAACAAATTAAACCGTAAACTCGGTACTTACGGTAATGGTGATGGTAAAGATGCTTCCCACACAGGTAAAAATACCGGCAAACTTGAATCACCGTCTAAAAATCGGCGGCGTCCACGTTTAAATAAAAAATACGCATGACGCCTTTACTTCCCAATCCTGATTACTACCTACAAAACCTAATAGCCATGACATCACCTGAAGCTAAACGTCTATGGAGACGTGCTATTAAAGAGCATTTTGGATGCACATGTGTTTATTGTGGAGAGACTTATGAATTACACGAACTTACTTTGGATCACGTTCATCCTCGCACCTTCGGTGGCGAAGATATTACAAGCAATTTGGTACCAGCCTGCGTTAAGTGTAATCAGAAAAAAGGAAGTGACAATTGGCTTACATGGATGAGACAAACTTTTGGTATTAACCGTCTTAGAGAACAGCTAATTCTTTCGCATATTAATTAATGGACCCTAGATTTTTAAATATTATTGGTCGCGGTATCTTCCACATGTTAGGTATGGATCCCGAGACTGTAAAGCAACAACTAGCTAATAAGGCTAGGCAAACTTTAAACCAACAACCTATTAACGCTCAAGGGCAAACACGTACGACAAACAGGTCAGGTCAAACAAGGGACTTTAGAAATCCTAAGCAATCTGCAACACGTCGGCCTACATTAGACCCTGTGCAGACTCGTAGCCGCCAACAAGCTACACCACCTAATCGTCCTTCTGGTGGATTCGGACAATCTCCTGGTCAACTTAGTATCCCTCAAGTGACTGGTGGTAATAATCCTAGTGCACGTCCTGGTGGTCGTTTTACAGCACCACGTGTCGGTGTTCCTGTTCAAGCTGGACCTGGACCTGACATTCCTGTTGCAAGCCGCCGGTTCCCGCAAGAAGCTGAAACTTTTAGGCAAGATATGAGGGATCTAAAATCTAATCAATTTAAAGCTGGTGCACCTCAACAACGTCCTGGTCTTAGGATTAATCAAGTTAATTCTAGAATAGGTGGCGGTCCACTCCATGCTATTCTTAATACTGCACTTAATAGCATACTTGAAACAAAAGAAGCAAAGGCTTTAGGTGATTGGTTTTTAGAAAACACAACTGGGCGTTTACTTGCTCCTGGAAAAACTATGGAGCAGGTGCGTCAAGAAAATGCTCAGGCTTATCCTAATGGAGCAGGATGGACACCTCCTTCCAGACAAATACCAGCATACAGCGGTATGGAAGACATGTCTGGTGATCCAATCTTGCCTACAAAGCCTCAGGTACAGATGGGCAGACCTGATCCATCCGCACCTGTTGATTACCAGCCTGCACCTCAACCTGCACCTCAACCTGCGGCTCAACCTGCACCTCGGCCTGTAGCACCTAGTCGTAAACAAATTGCAAATGATGCTTACGATGCACTACGTATTCAATTTAATGCGGGTGAAATTACTGCTGATCAGTTTGCAAAAGAAGGTATGAAAATTCATAAAAAATACTTTGATAAAAAATGACAAACGTCGTAGAGGCGTTGCAAAAGGATTTTAAGTTGTTCCTACAAGCTTTGTGGGGACAACTTGATCTCCCTTCACCTACACGCGCCCAATATGCAATTGCTGATTATCTACAGCACGGTCCAAAACGTTTACAAATCCAAGCCTTCCGGGGTGTTGGTAAG